AATAATGGTTTACCATCAGTTCCTAATTGTGAATAATAGATTTCGGGTGGACACTCAGTGAGTGATTTGTCAATGTCAAACATAATTTTCGTCATAGTTTTTCTCCTATTGGTTATGACTAGGTAGAAACATTCTACCTTTCTTTAAAAGTAAAGGGAACATCCCAATACTATACATTAATAATATATGAATTGTTTATAAAAGTCAAGTACCTTATCCAAAAAAGTCCTCTAGTGTTCCAACTTCATCGTTTTTCAATATCCAGTTCATCTTATCCGTTATCACACGAAGTGGAGCTAGAAATGAATCTTCGTATTGCGAGGTGTAATCAACCATAGGCAGTATTTCCAGCTCCGGTGGTATCTTTGTCATAAAAGAAAACGCAGAGGCTTGATAGATATTGTCTTTGAGATTTACAAATTTCACCTTGTCTCCTTCTTGAATAGTAACGTACTTATTGCCAAGTTTGTTCTCATCTACGAGATGGTTGTAGAGTATTGCACCCTTAACATGCTTGGGTGCGCCGAGTGCAAATAAACGATCTGTTCCACGAAACTTCTTCAGTCCATTACAGGAGCGAGGATAGGCAATATCTTCTGGTGGCAATGTCATAAACTCCTCACGAAAATCTTGTATAAAGGTATTTAGCATCTCCTCATCACCACCCATGATGATCCTGATTGCTTCCTTCAACTTCTCTCGACATGGTGCAGGGGTTGAACTCTTTACGCTCTCAAGTCCCATGATTTTGAGTTTGGGTTCCTTGAACCGCACACCTTCCATATCATACAGGTTTAGAATGTAACGCTTCTTGGCAGTCCAGATTCCCTTGTCAGCGATGGCCTCACGTCCCATCTCCATCTTCTGGTCATATGCGTTGGTTACTTTGGCAAGAGCTTGATAAGACTCATCAATAAAAGGTTCCAACTTCTCTTTTGCAACCTTATCCAAGAAGGTGACGATTTTGCTAGTCTCAGCTCCTTCTTTGAAGACACTATTAACCAGTGAGTCAAAAGTGATGTAAACTGAATCAGTATCACTTGCAATAACGTAATCCACGTGCTTGGTTTCCAAGATTTTGTTAAGATAAATGTTGAGACTTTTTTCAATCCAACGTATAGATAATTGCCCAGAAGTCGTAATTGCAGTAGCAACCAACAAATCAAAATACCTAAACCAATTATTGCCAATTGCACCATAAGCGGAATTAAGAGAAATCTTCTTTGCCATTTGGATGTTATCGTATCTTGATATTTTCTTGAGTATTGAGGAGTCATTAGTGTCCTCATACTGTTGTTTAGCTTCGAGCATAAGTTTTTTATATTTAACACGGTCATTATACATATTCTCCATTAATTCTGGCAAAAACCCTCTAACGTCTTTACGAAAAAACGCACCATTAGGAGTCATACAATACTCTGTATCATTTTTAATCTTACCATCTAATATCTTATCAACCATACCCTCAACCATATCAGTACCACCATTCACCAATGTCTCAGGCGAAATGTTATACTGCATTATAAGGTGAGGATATAGCGAGTTCAAGTCAAAAGACATAACCCATTTGTGCATACCAACTTGTGGGTCTTTTACATACGCACCTTCAAACTTTTCTACCTTTTTGTGTTCAGTCTTTTGTGGGATAACAATATTCTTTTTTCGTAGATAGTTGTATATTACAATATCCCAATAACGAACAGAGCCAAGGACATCAGTAAAGTTGACCTTACCATCATACGCCATAGTTAAACACAGTTCAATAAGACGCATCTTATCTTCTAGTTTATCTACAATCTCAACGTCTTGAATGTTGTATTCGATAAACGATTGATAGTCTTTCTGATACCATTCTTTGAAAGTTTCATATGGGTTGCCGTCTTTGCGTTCACCTAGCTCTACAAATGCAATATGGTCTAGTGTGTATCGTTCTTGGTTTGTATATGTAAACTTGCGATATAGATCAAAGAAATCTAGTGCAGCAACACCGTAAATATTATAGACTTGTTGTTTACGGCCCATCTGATATACTTCACGTTCATGCACCTTACCCCAAGGAGATAATTTATCAACCATCTCTCCACCTAGAATTTTTGCAATTCGATTACACAGATAAGGAATATCAAAAAACTCAGTATTCCAGCCAGTAATAACGTCTGGCTCAATCATAGACCAAGTGTCAAGGAATTTGAATAGCAAGTCTGCTTCATCCTTACACAAGCGATAGTCCACATCATCACGATGGTTTTGGAACTCATGAAGACCCCAAACAATAATCTTTTTGTTTTGGTGGTTCTTCATTGTGATTGACAGCATAGGTTCTGCTGCATCTTTTGGATTTGGAAATCCGTTCTCGCATTCAACCTCAATATCAATCGTCACAATGCATAGCTGATCTTTATCCCACGGAATATCGTTAGGAAACTCATCACCAATGTAGCAATAATTGTATTGAGTGTTACCAAACACAAGACCTTGCTTCTTATGAAGATCATACCAATCCTTCGCCTCTGTAATAGAGTCGAACTTGTTGGGTTTTACATGCTTACCATCTAAGGTCTTATACCCAGTGGGTTGTGAAACAAGATCAAAAAGTGTAGGTTCATAACGAATCTTCTTCTTGAAACGAAGGCCATTATCAACTCCTCTAACGAAAAGTTGATTGCCCCATTGAAGTACATTAGTGTAAAAGTCCATTGTTAGACTATACCACCTTTGTAGTTATTTGTCAAGGGTATATTAATCTATTTCGTCTGTTTCATCGCCTTTTTCTGACCAATCAGATAAGACAAATTTTCTACTTGGATTGACACTAACTTTAAATCTTTTCAACAAATCTCTATTAATAAGAAATGTACTTGCAGCATCTTCTAGCTGAAGTCCAATAGGAACATCTGTATAAATCATATTATTAAATTTTACATTTATATATACTATTGGCCGTTCAGTAATCTTACCAATATGAGTAGGTTTTGAAATTCCCTGTAATTTGCTGGTGAATTTTTTACCCTTTCTCTCCCACTTAACAGTTTTACCAGACACTTCTACTTTATCAACAACTAACATAGATGCCTTTGTACCATTGCCGGTATCAAATTTAGCTCTTATTGGTCCATATCCATCAATCTCTACAGTCTCATGATAACCCGATTCTTGATTAAAATCAAACCTTCTGTGTACAGGATTTTGCAAATACTCAACCATTAATTTAACGATATCTTTTTCTTTTGTTGGTTCTTGTGGAACCATAGTCATATCGTAGTTTTGAAACTCTGATCCCATACCAGGCGAACCATTACACTCTAAGACATAAATTTCATTATTTACAATTGCATGATCAACACCAACCATGTATGCACCCGTTGCTCTAGCAGCTGCAAGAACTTCTGCCTTCTCATCTTTACTCAAGGTATAAGGTTTTGTCTTTGCGCCCATATGACGATTGGAACGAAAATCTTTTTCTGGTTTAATTCTCTTAGTTGAGGCAACGATACGACCATTAAGAACGATAGTCCTAACGTCAAATTCTATTTTTAAAAATTCTTGAATGATAAGGGGCGCATTGAATTTCCACAATGACTGAATAACACTCATCATGGATTCCATACTGTCAACCTTAGAAACACCGATACCTTGTGTTCCTGTCAAAGTTTTGATAATGACAGGAAACTTACCACCGATACGTTCATGAGCATCAATAATACTTTTTTCATTGTTGACCAGTGATGTACGGGGAGTGTTGATATTGTTTCGTTCAAACGATGTATAGGATGACATTTTATTATCACATGTCAACATACCATCACGATCATTGATCATCATGCAACCAGCATTTTGCAGTGTACCTAGTAATGCAAGACCAATCTCATCTTGCAGAACACCAGCCCGCACAAACACCACAGTCGATGCAGTTTCAACTTCAATATCCTTTTCTTCACCATCATAATTTTTAATGGAAACTATACCCTTTTCGATATCGTTATCAGACACCCATGCCTCAGTTGTTACCACCCTATAGCATGGCAATCCTAAGTCTGAACAGGCCGCTAAGAGCATACCAGTAACAACTTCTGGTTTTTTTGATTTAGAGTTTGTTAAAATAAGAACTGTTATCTTATCTCCAACAGCTTCCTCAGTTATAAAAGACTTGAAATTTTCCACTATTAAGTTTCCCGTTTTTTGCCAATGTTATACTTAGTCTCTAACGACCACTCAGATTTATCTTTGAATGATATAACTTTGATTTGACTAAGAGGTGCAGATGGTTCTGCGACACCAACAATTTCAACCAAGCCCCAATCATTGAGAAGATTTACAATTGTATTTCTCCTTGCAATATCATTCTCAGAAAGATTAGTACTTTTACCGTCTAGTGCGAATAGTTCCTTAAAATGAACAATATAATATTTACCCTGCTTATGTAAAATATGGCAGGATTGATATAATTTCTTTTCTTTACGTGAAGCAACTCCAATTCGTGATAGTGTCTCTCTTACTTTCAGAAAATCATCGGGCTGTTTCAAAACAACCTCTAACATGTCCTTCTGTGTCCAACTAACTTCTTCCATTTTTTCCACCCTTATATGTTCTTTGTTTTATGGCAGAAATCTGTTCATCATCTAGTACATCAAGAGCGGCCTTAGCCTTCTCATTATTATATCCATAATACTCTTTAACATACTCTAGATTAGCTAATTTCGTCGCCTTCGCCCAAGGACTAAATCGTTTCCTTGGTCTTAGACTATTTAGGAAAAAGTCAAACTGTAACTTTTTATCTATGTTTGGTAGTTGATTTATCTCATTAACAAATAATATAGTATCTTGAAACGGCATAAGACACTTATTCACAACAAAAGGCGGGTATTTCTTTTCCCACGTTTTATCCCCACTATCCATCAAAGGTTCTTTTGTTTGGTTAATCGCTTTTAAGTAGTCTTTTAATTCATAAGTCATGAACGCCTTCCACCATTATAATTCCACAATCCTTCATACGCTTCATCCAACTCCATTTCGGGAACTGGACGCCTATTCATTTCCATTTCATTTGCACCATTAAGAAGAGTTAAATCTTGTCTTAATTGACCATCTGATAACTCACCAATAAAATATGTTCTAGGTCTTTCTAAGATAGAAAACTCATAAACCAAATGTTCAGCTGCCTCTCCTATTAATTCTCGAATCATATCACGATCTTCAGTGCTCTTATGTTGAAAAGACGTTGTTCCATATATTGAATGAAACAGACCAGCTTCACAAATATAGTTAGGAGAATTATTTGTAACAAGAATATCATGTACAGCGATAAGATGTTCTATCAAGGTTCCACCACTATGAGGAACCTTATCAGCACCCATTGCAATAAGAAATTTAATCTTTGTAGTGATCGAGTCTTGCATCATTCACCTCTGTAGTAAAACACTTAAATACAATACAGCTTCTTAATTTGAAACAGTTCTTGGACACAGGCATTGCTTGATGCAATCTCTTTGCTGGAAAAACCATCAATCTATTTCCAGTGTATGCAACGTGTTTTTCAATTTCCTTTGGTTGTTCTTGTTTCTCTTGATCGTGTTCTGTCCATATTACAGTTCCGCCGCCCCAATCTTTTCTCCAATCCATAAGAGGAAAATAGATCAT